TCAGGTCAAACTTTTTCTTATACAGCCGAAGAGCATGGCTGGATTTTGGGTATTATTAATGTGCAGCCCGTTTCTGCATATTTTCAAGGTTTGCATCGTTCATTTTCCCGTTTTGACCGTTTTGATTATTTTACTCCCTCATTTCAGCATATCGGCGAACAGGCTGTTTTGAATAAAGAACTTTATGCTGAGGGCGGTACTACCGATGAATTGGAGGCTACTTTTGGTTATTCTCCGCGTTATTCTGAGTATCGTTTTTATAATTCTCGTGTTTCTGGTGAGATGAAAGATGGTCTTCTTTTTTGGCATCTCGGACGTACATTTACTGCTATTCCTCCTTTGAATGGTTCTTTTATTTCATGTGAGGATGATAACGTTTTGAACCGTATTTTTGCCGTTACTGACCCTGCCGTAGATAAAATCTACGCGCATATTTTTAATAACATTTCCGCTGTCCGCAAAATGTCTAAGTACGCTGTGCCAGCGGGATTATAATTTTATTATGGCTTGCGATTCTCCTGTTAATGTTGCTATTCGGGGTCGCTTGACGGATATTCAAGTAGGGTGTGGCAAATGCCCACCCTGCAAACTTCGTCGAGTTAATTCTTGGGTTTTTCGTTTGCAGCAAGAAGATAGAATTTCTTCTTCTGCTTTCTTTATTACATTGACTTATGATGGTAATCATGTTCCTATTTCCGATAATGGTTTTATGACGCTTAATAAGCGTGACTTTCAGCTTTTTATGAAGCGTTTACGTAAGCTTTCTTCTAATAAGCTAAAATATTATTTAGCTGGTGAATATGGCACTCATAACTATCGTCCTCATTATCATCTTATTTTGTTTAATTTGGAAGGTGTTGAATGCCTTCCAGATGGTACTTATCGTTCCAAGTTTCTTGATGAGTCTTGGACTGCTGGCGTTATTCATATTGGCTCTGTTACTGCTGATTCTATTGCTTACACTACCAAGTATATTGATAAACCTACTCGTATTCCGATGCACCAACGTGATGACCGCCTCAAAGAATTTTCTTTGATGTCTAAAGGTCTTGGTGCTAATTATCTTTCTGATGCTGTTGTTCATTATCACAAGGCTGACTTAACTCGTAATTTTATTACACAGGAAGGCGGACACAAAATTGCACTTCCTACTTATTATCGCAATCGTATTTTTAACGACGAAGAAAAATTACTTTCTCGTCGTATTATTATTAAGTCTATTCATGATGATTATAATGAATCTGCTGCGGCATTTACACGTTCCCGTCCTGATGATGACTACGAGTTATATTTGCGTAATGCAAAGACTGCTCGTTATGAACGCTTTTATTCTAAACTTAATAAATCTCGTAATTTATGAACCACCGTATTATGCTTCCGCTTGAATTTATTTTTGATTGTAACGAACACGCTCATACTGTTTCAGGTATTTCCGAAACAGTTCCCGATCAGGCCCTATCTGTCCGTGAACTTTATTCTCGTTACACTATTACTAATCGTCCTATGCCCGTCATCGGGCAGCCTTTCTATAATGGCGATGATGAAAATTCATTTATTGAATTGGAATCTCTTACTATTCAGGAAAAATTGGATATGAAACGTGAAGTTGACCAATTTGTGACTGAAACTACTACTAACTTACAGCGAGCTCAAGATGCTCGCGTTCTTGCTGACAAGCAAGCTAAAGAGGCAGAACTAAAGGCTCTAAGAGACTTTAAGAAGAGTGCAACCGCACTTAATTCAGGGGGTTAAATCTGGCTGCGGATTACGAGGGAGGTACGACCGAAGTTTTCGCAGTCAGATGCAACCCTGAATATTTTTGAGGAACGAAAAAATTTCTTCTTATTTAACGTTCTGTCGTCTATTTTACATTAGCTGATTAACTTATTGTTAATCAGCTATTTATTTATAACTGCAACGCAGTTTTTTTGCCATAATCTTTCTTGATGTATTATGGCTAGTTGACACAGTCAACTTTTTTACTTTTATTTGTATTATTATTTCACTTAAACTATACAACTATGACTTTTCGTTATCCAGTGCTTCAACAGGATTTGACCGTTTTTAAAACGGCGGTGTCTATGAATCCGAGTGTTTACATTGCTCATCAAGAGGTTTCTTCTACTGATGACAACGTTTTGGTGGTTTTTCTTTCTTTTTCTGACCCTAGAGATTTGGTTCTTTTGGGTATTACTTTTCGCTCGCAAATTGAAGTCGAACACGACGAACTTGCACAATCTCTCGCTGACTAATGCCATTTCCAGCAGCAGCCGCAATTGCTGGCGGCGCTCAGATGGTGGGCGCTTCTATCGACGCAATCTCTACCGGTATTCAGAATCGGAAGTCTCGCGACTTTTCCCGGAAGATGTACGATTTACAAAAGAGAGATAATCTCGAATTTTGGAACACTCAGAATGCTTACAATTCTCCTGAGCAACAAATGTCTCGCTTTAAGCAAGCAGGTCTCAACCCGAACCTTATTTATGGTCAAGGTAATAGTGGAAACGCTGGTTCTATTGCCACTCCTGATGTTCAGAAGCCCGAATTTCGTGTTCCCGAATTTGGTAATGCTATTTCTCAAGCTGGTACTACGATTGGTAATTATATGGACTATGAGATTAAGCAAGCTCAAGTTGATAACTTGCGCGCGCAGAATACTACGTTACTGGAAGAAGCTATGCTGAAACACGCACAGCGTGAGAACACTGTGTCTCAGACTAAACGTTCTGTTTTTGATTTGAATCGCGATAGTACGATGCTTGATACTTATTACGACGCGCAACGTGAGAACTTGCGCAAATTGAAGTCTGAATCTGATGTTATGTTGGCTCGCAATGAACGTGAAGCCGCCATGAATGCTTCTAATGTCAAAGAAGCTGCCGAACGCATTTTGAATATGCGTGGACAACGTCTTGATACTGCCCGTGCTGCCGAATTGAAACGTCTTGATATTAAGCTCAAAGGCATGGGTATTCAACCCTCTGATCCTATTTATATGCGTTTTCTTGCTCAATATCTTGGCAAGGATGCTATTATGAAAGGCGGCGGCAGTATGATTGACAAATTAGATTCTTGGGGATTATTTCGTAAACGTTAAATTTTATTATATGAAATATTCGCGTCGTTCTCGTTTTCGTGGTCGTAGCCGCCGTAGAGGTCGCTCCCGTGGTCGTTCTACTACCTACACTGTTGCACGTGGTGGGATTCGGCTTTAAGAATTTTTAGTTTTTTAATGCATCTGTTAACGTTAGCCCCCTTCGCTGCCAAAGAGGGGGGTTATTTTTTAACATTTTAAAATTTTTATTATGTCTAACATTTTTAATTCTATTCAAATTCCGAAGCCTAATGTATCTCGATTTGATTTGTCTCACGATTTGAAAACATCGTTTAACATGGGCGAACTTGTTCCTACTTGTGTTATGGAGGTTCTGCCTGGAGACCGCTTTTCTATTTCTGTTGAGAATATGCTTCGTTTTGCTCCTTTGGTATCTCCTGTGATGCACAAAGTGAATGTTACTACGCATTATTATTTTGTTCCGAATCGGATTCTTTTTGAGGATTGGGAGGATTTTATTACTGGCGACGCTGATATTGTACAGCCGTACATTGACGGCATGAATACTATTCCTGTGGGTTCGCTTGGCGATTATCTCGGCTATCCTACTGCTTCTATTGGCACACTTCGTGGGCTTGCCTATCCTATTGCTGCTTATTTGAAAGTTTTTGATGAATTTTATCGTGACCAGAATCTTGTTACTGAAAAATTTATTCCGCTTGTATCAGGTGATAATCCTGTTATGCTTGCCGCTGCTGTCGCCGACCCCTTGCGTCGTGCCTGGATGCACGATTATTTTACTTCTTGTTTGCCGTTTGCTCAAAAAGGCAACGCTGTTCAAATTCCGCTTGTTTTTGAGAACAATATTCCTGTTGATTTGACTGCTACTTCTACTAGTAGGCAGCTTATTGTTCGTCCTGATGGTACTCCTGCAGAGATTAACGAGAATCTTCTTGGGATTGGTCAAGTTCCTTTTGCTACTTCTGTTTTAGCTCAAGACGGCGATCCTGTTGGAGCTGTTTTACTTGACCCGAACGGTACTTATACTGTTGATGTTCAAGCGCAAGCTACTACCATTAACGATTTGCGTCGTGCGTATGCTTTACAATATTATCTTGAACTTTCTGCTCGTGCTGGTACTAGGTACACCGAATTTTTGAAAGCTCATTTTAATGTTAATTCTTCTGACGCACGTTTACAACGTCCTGAATATATTGGTGGTGCATACCAACGTATGACCATCAGCGAAGTGCTTTCTACTGCTACTGCTTTGAATCCTAGTACTGGTGACCCTGTTATTCCTCAAGCTAATATGGCTGGGCACGGCATTTCTGTTGGTTCAGGTCAAACTTTTTCTTATACAGCCGAAGAGCATGGCTGGATTTTGGGTATTA